TCAGGTCAGCAAATCCGGATTTGTGAGCAAGTTTGAGTGCAGCTTGGTAGCAAAGGGGTTCAAGCCCAGCGATGTGGGCGGAATCACACCCAAGCCGCAGGAGCAGCCGAAAGAAGAAAAGCTGGAGGCAAAGCAGGGCGCGGCAATCAAGCTGACTAAGGCAGCCGGTTATGTGTCCAGTGATGCCAAGAGCAAGGCTTGTACCTTGACCGGCAACTACTGGCTGTACGACGGAATCCTGATTAGAGGCAGATACCGCGTAACCAATACTGCGGCCCGCTGCGGCAAGAAGCCTGTGGGCAACAATGTCACCGCATGGGTAGATGCCAAAGATTGCGTTATTGTCGGTTAGTGAGGTAGACCTATGGGAAACCCAATTAGAACAGGCCGTGTCAGCTCTGTAAACTATCAAGAGGGAACATTTGAAGTTACCTACTTTGATCGCGGAAAGAGTGTCACGCAGAAAATAAATGCTGTGAGCAACGGCGAGTATAAGATGCCCAACATCGGCCAGGTGGTTAGTGTGATCCACAACAGCAACGGCGCGGCGGCTGCCGTTTCCGTGGGGACGATTTGGAACGCAACCAACCGCCCGGCGGAGGGGTACAAGGGGCTGTTCCGCAAGGAGTACGGCACCAAGCCCGGACAGGCTTTCAGCCGGTACGATGCGAATACAGGGGTATTCACCCTGACTATTGGCAAGGTAACCATCACGATCAACGGCGACGGCTCCGTGTACCTGAATACGGCGGGCAACATCACCATTAACGGCGTGAGCCTGTCGAACCACACCCACAGCGACGAGGGCAAAGGCCCACCCAATCGGTAAGGAGGGATCACTATGGCAGGAAGTTTTATGGGCTGTACATTCACTGTCAGCAGCAAGAAGCTGTTGACCCCCAGCAATGTCAAAGGACAGACCGGCAGCGAATGGGCAACCCACAGCAGGACAGGAGCAAAGGCCCGGAGCCAGTGGATCGCCCCAAAACTGAAAAGCTACACCCTGGATCTTCTGCTCCGCGCCCAAGACGGCGTGAGGCCGAGAACCACACTGGAGAAATTGCAAAAGGCAGCGGAGAGCGCAAAGGTGGATTACTTCATTATCGGAGGAAAACCCTTGTCCTCCCTGCCTTTTAAGATTTTATCCATAACAGATAGTTGGGATGTGGTGTTGAGCGGCGGTGTGCTGACCCAGTGCATGGTCAGCTTGACCATCGAGGAATACACATAAGGAGGCAGCCTATGATCGACACCAGCAAACCCGAAATTGAAATCCTCCCCGGAACTGTGCATGACGATGTGCGCATTGAGATTTTTAACAATCTTCAAGTGCTGTACGCCACGCAGGCCGGGGAGCTTGCGTTAGATCGGGATTACGGAATTGACGGCCTCTCCATTGGTTATCCGCAGGAACACGCCAAGGCTATGCTTACGGCGGAATTTGTGCGGAAAACACAGCGGTACGAACCGCGGGCAAGAGTGGCCGAAGTTGATTGGAAAACCGATAGCGCAAACGGAAAGATAACCCCAAAGGTGGTGATTGAGCTTGTCTAATATCACAGAATTGGCAAACGCCCCGGAACTGAGTTTCATTAACCACATGACCTTGCAGGAAACCGAGGAGCTGGTGCGTGAAAACTTTGTGAGGGCGTACCGCGAGATCACCGGGAAAGACCCGGAAATGAGCGAGGCCAGCATTGCATACCTGATTGCCAAGGCATTCTGCGCTGTGGAATACCAAACGATGCAGTATGTGGATGCCAAGGGCCGGGCGGAGCTACTGAAAACCAGTACCGGCGATGCCCTGGACAACCTGGCAAATCTGCTGGGCCTTACCCGGACACCGCCCAGCAAGGCAACGGCCATGCAGCGGTTCACCGCTTCGGAAGCCATGGGCTTTGCCGTAGCCATCCCGGCGGGTACGCGGGTAAAGACCCAGGACGGCAGATACTTTGTCACCCTGGAATATGCCGAGATCAAGGCCGGGGAAACCTCCACGGAAACTATGATTGAGGCGGAAGTGGCCGGAACGGAGAGCGACGAGATTATGACCGGGGCAATCAATGTCCTGGTTGACCCGATCCCTTATGTGGCCTCCACCGAAAACACCACACCCAGCACCGGCGGCCTGGACACGGAGGACGATGATAGCCTGACCCGGCGCATCTTCCTTGCACCGTCTGTTTACAGCAGCGCAGGCCCCACCGATGCCTACGAATTTTACGCACGATCCTGGCGCAGCGATGTGGCGGATGTGCGTACTGACAATCCCTCCCCCTGCAAGGTGGACATTTACTTTGTGATCCAGGACGAAAACGAATTGCGGTTACCCAATGCCGCAGAACAGGAAAGCATGAGGGCGTATATGTCCGCCGACAAAATCCGGCCTATGTGCGACTTTGTGGAGTGCAAGGCCCCGGAGGAAGTGGAGTACGCCATTGATCTTACATACTGGATTGCCGCCAGCGACCAAAAGAGCGCAAAGGAAATCCAGGACAAGATCGCCGCGGCGGTGGCGGACTTTGAAACATGGCAGCGGAAGCTGGGGCGGGATATTAACCCAACAGAGCTGATCGCAAGGTTGCGGGAAGCCGGAGCCAAGCGGGTCAAGCTGACGGCCCCGGAAGACATTACCGTGGGCAAGATCAAGCTGCCGAAAGTAACCAGCACCACCGTGACATACGGAGGGCTGGAGGATGATTAAAAGCCTAAAAGATGCCCGCATTGTAGACGGCCTGCCCCGCATCCTGGCGAAACAGCCTTGGGTGCGGGCATTGTCCGATGCTATGGGTGTGGTGCATGAAATGACTATGGCTTTTGCCGATCACAGCCAAATCTATACCGACATCGACAATGTGACGGAGGATGTGTTGGATGCACTTGCCGTCAACTGGAAGATTGATTGGTACGATACCGGCTATAACATTGAGCAGAAGCGGCGAATCATCAAAACGGCGCTGACGGTACGCAGAACAATGGGAACGGTGGCGGCGGTAAAAGCCCAGGCGGATGCCATCTACCCCGGCACCACACTGGAGGAATGGTTTGAGTGGGGCGGTGAACCCGGCACATTCCGGCTCCATGTGGATATTTCCCAAACGGATGCACAGCGCCCCATTATCTTCTTCACCAATGAGGAGATCGAAAGACGGCTTGCTACCGCGAAGCGATTCAGCACCCAACTGGAAAGCATGAGCTACCAGGTGGCGCACGGAATTGAAGTGGATGCAGCCGTGGAGGGCTGGACGGCATCGCCCCCGATCTGCGGCACGATTGTCTGCGGCGTTCATCCCAATATCAAAACCCTGGGTCACGCAATCGAGGAAGCTATACACAGTGGCGGCGGGGATGTTGTTACAGCCTACGCAGGCACACCGCCTGTCAGCGGCGCTATCCGCTGCGGCGAAAAGCCATAACCGATACCCAGGGAAAGGAGGGCCAATACAATGGCGTTTTTCAAGGAAAGTTTTTTGAACGCCCGGCGGGCCGAGCTGCTTCGCAGTGTATGCCGCTTCCAGTATCAGCTTAACGGCGGTACATGGAAAAACGGCGAGATCAACAGCAAGCAGATCCTTGGCACAAGTGTGGTCGTGTTCGTGAATGTTCCCAGCTCCGGCAGTGCTGATACCATTACCGCCGTGCGGGTATATGACAACAACGACAACCTGGCCGGAGAACAGGCCATCAGCCTGCAAAGAAGCAGTGTCAACACCGCACTGCTTCGCTTCGCATTCCCGCTGATCGAGGCGGAGTAACCGAAAAGGAGGAAACCCAATGGCTTATAATCGCACCTACTGGGTGGATCATGTGACAGACAAGGATGGCAAGGTGATCCAGCAGGGAACCTTGCTTGACCAGCAGCACTTCAACAACATGGAAGTGGGCCTGTCCGATCTCAGCCTTGCCCATGCCATCATGGCATTTAAGGACATCCAGGAAGATTACAACATCATGGACGAGCTGCACACCCTGACCTTGGAGCAGACCGGCCTTAAATGGCCGTTCAACAACAAGGAGAACACGGTGGCACTTGTCCAGCTCCGGGAGAACACAAATTACAGTGTCGAGGTTGCCGTGCTGGGTTACAGCGGCGGACGGCTGGGCGCTATCCGTGTGCTTGACCGGGCAAGAAACGGCTTTAAGCTGCTGCATGACGGCAGTGCAACCGCTGTCCGGGTGGCGGTACGCATCAGCGGCGGCATGACCGATCAGCGGATTGCTGAATAACTTTACAGGAGGAATGACCAACTATGAAAATCGTTGAGAAAAACGAGGGCCGAAAGATTGCCTACAACCTGGACGGCACAAAGCTGGACTTTGCGGACGGTGCGCTGACCATTGACCTGGCCCGCTACCAAAAGGACGAGCCTGTGACCCGCGACATCATGGTAGACAATGAGGGTTACTTGGTAATGGGTCGTGGCCGCTACTATGTGGCCCAGGTGGAGATCCCCGCAAAGGAATACAAGGAAATCGAGATCCCCGCACCTGTGGCGGAGGAGGGCGAGGAAGCAACCGGCGGCATGAACAATATGCCCGGCATCGAGAGAACCCCGCTGCCCCTGAACACGGACAATGTAACCCTGTACCTGTTTGCCATTGATGGCATCTACATCTGCTAAGGAGGAAAACCATGGCTAATTTTGATATGGCTGAAATGGCCTTGAAAAGTGTCTGCCCCACCAACTGCATGAAGTACGACGATAAGGAAATGCCCAGCATCATGGTCTACATTCCCAAGTTCCGTCTGTGCGATGTGCTGTCCACTGCTGATACCAGCATCCATCCCGCGTTCCGTGTCAACGGCGTGGAGATCGACGGTTTCTATGTGGGCAAGTATCAAACCAAGCATTACAACGGCAGAGCTTACAGCCTGCCCGGCGAAGATCCCAGCAACACCGCAGGACTGGACACATTCGTTTCCTACAACCGGGCCAAGGGCAGCAACTTCCACGAAATCACCGCGGCAGAGTGGGCGGCCATTGCCCTGTGGTGCCACAAAAACGGCTGCGAACCCAAGGGCAATAACAACTACGGCAAGGACACCACCGAAACCGTCTACAAGGCAATCCCCAGCATGGCCCGCGACGGTGAGGGCAGAATCCAAAGAGTTGCCACCGGCACCGGCCCTGTTACCTGGAGCCACGACGGCACCATGGGCGGCATTTGGGATATGAACGGCAATGTGTGGGAGTGGTGTACCGGCCTGCGCCTGGTGTATGGTGAAATCCAAATCCTCCAGGACAACAACGCCGCCGATCCCACCGCAGACCTGTCCGCTGGTTCCGCTGCATGGAAAGCGATCAACGCCGCCGACGGCAGCCTGGTTACTCCTGACGGCAACGGCACCACCGCTGGCACCGTCAAGCTGAATTATGCAAGCTCCAAGTGGACATACAGCACCACCATCACCGGCACTACCGGCGCATACGGCTGTGCGTTCTCCAGTGTTGCGGCTGATTCCAGCATCGGCGATGCGGCAAAGCTGCTCCTGCAGGCGTTGGCAATGCTGCCCGACACGGCCCTGACCGGCACCGGCATTGACACCAGCTACGGCGGCGATTACTTCTACATCGACAACAATCAGGCAGAGCGCTGCCTGCTCCGCGGTGGCGACTGGGACAGTGGCTCCTATGCTGGGCTGTTCTACTCCAACCTGTACGACTCGCGTTCCTATGCCGGCGGCGATGTCGGCGGGCGCTCCGCTTTTATTGACTAACTGTACACTGCTTCCCGGCGCACTGTTAGCCGAGCGACAGCGAGGCCGTACAACGGAACCGACCAAAAGCTACGGATAAAAACAGGAGGCCCGCGCATAGGCGCGGGCCGATTTTGCGGGAACAGTTATTGGCGGGCGTAATAGGAGAATACGCCGGGTGGGATAAGGGGAATCAAAAGAAAGGGGGAATCACCATGCAGAGCGAGAAACCGCCCAGGAGCAGCTATGAGCCGCTGCGGCTGAGAGTGAAGATTGATGAAATGATCCAGTACGGCAGACCGCTTACGAAGCAGTTTAGCCGGAAAGATCGTGACCTTGCGGACGATATGCGGCAATGTATGTTGCAGATGTACCGGCTTGCAATCGAACTGGAAAAGAAATACTACCGCAAAACCACCACAAAAGAGCTGGACATTGAACTGGAATGGCTGCGGCATCTTGTGAGGATGGCGGCCAGTAAGGATTACTGCGGTGTGAAATACGCCCCACCCTTGTCCATGCATCAATACGAAGTATGGTCAAGGCTTAATGACGAGATCGGCAGAATGATAGGCGGTTACATTGGATCGCTGGAACAGTAATGCCGTGTCTATTGGGGAATAGGCCGTACTGCGCTGCCTGATCCGCGGTGGCAACTGGAACAATGGCTCCAATGCTGGGCTGTTCAACTCCAACCTGAACAACTCGCGTTCCAATGCCAACGGCAATATCGGCGGGCGCTCCGCTTTTCGTCTGTTTCGCCTTAGAGGCGGTGGTTCTGTGCCTGACAAGTGGGTGATGCTTCAAGGGGCATCATCGGTGCGCAGACTAAAAGGGGTCTATTTCCGTTCCCGCGCAATGCGGGATAAATTCTGAATTGCCGTGGAGGCAGAAATGTCACACACGGCCTGCGCGGGAGGCGCAGTACAGCATGAACCAAGAGAACCGAATGGCGGTCATTGAAAACGCATGGCCTACGATATGCAGTTTTGAATGGCTGTTGGAAGCACATAGAAACGCCCGGAAAGGTAAACGGTACAGGCCGGAGATCATGGGCTTTACATCAAAGCTGGAGGACAATTTGTTTCTTGTCCAGCTCTGTATGAAAGACGGTAACTATGAGCTGGGGCCGTACCGCAAGCTGTGGGTTTACATCCCAAAGAAACGGCTGGTTATGGCGCTGGATTACCCGGACAGAATCGTGCAATGGTGCTTGTATATGTACCTTTACCCGATCTATGACCGGCTGTTTATCGAGGACAGCTATGCTTGCCGGAAGTTTAAGGGAAGCCACCGGGCTGCTGACCGCTTGCAATACTGGATGCGCCAGGTGGACAGGAAGCCCGGCCCAAGATGGTATTACCTAAAGCTGGACATCAGCAAGTATTTTTACCGGGTACACCATGAGAAGCTGTTGGAGATCCTGTCACGCAGGGTCAAGGACAAGGAAATGATGGACTTTATACGGCGGGTTGTGAATAGCCGGGCGGAGCCTTTCGGCCTCCCCGCGGGCAGAACCCCGGAGAACACACCGCCGGAAGAGTGGCTGTACGATGTGGGTATGCCAATCGGCAACCTGACGAGCCAGCTATTTGCCAACATCTACCTGAACGAGCTTGACCAATACTGCAAGCACACACTGAAAATCCATTACTATGTCCGATACCAGGACGATGTGATTATCTTGGGCAATGACCTAAAGTTATTGCATGAATGGAAAGATAAAATCGAGGCGCTTTTGAACCACGAATTATATCTTGACCTGAACAACAAGACAAGTATCCGTCCGATCCGGCAGGGTGTGGAATTTGTTGGGTGGCGGATATGGCCCACCCATCGGAAGATTAGGAAAAGCACCGCCCGGAGAATCAAGCGGGAGGTTCGCAAAATTTCGGCGCTCTATGCTGCTGGAGATATGAACGCGGTTGACTTCAACCGACGTGTTGACAGCATTAGGGGGCTATTGGAGCATTCGGAATGTGCGAGCCTGCGGTGGAGGCTGAACGAGATTTGCCGGGAAGAAATGGAAAAGGCGGCCACCAATCGGCTGAGAAAGGAGGCAGCGCGTGAGCCATTTGCAGATCATTCAGGAACTGGAATCGGTGACAGAGATTCAGGCGCGGGCAATCAAGGTATTGTCTATGCGCCTTGCTGAACTGGGCGACACTGAAACCGGGCGTGATGAAATTGCGGAAGCCGATAAGGCATACCGCGCAGTTATCGGCGGCGACGAGTGGCCGGACTGACGATTATTGCCCCGACAAGGGGTGGAGGGTAACAAACAATGGGTGAAGCAATCACAATTTCATGGCAGGACATCTTAACCTTTGCAGAGGTTATAGGTGTCCTTGGCGCTTTAATCGCGGCTATTATTGCTGTCTACAAGGTGGTAGAGAACAATAAGAAGCAGAGCGAATTTATCAACGCCATGCAGGAAGAACAGCAGTTGATATGTTACGGCTTGCGCGGTGCATTGCAGGGGCTGATCGAGCAGGGGTGCAATGGCCCTTGCAAGGATGCCCTGGAGAAAATGAATAAGCACCTGAACAAGAAAGCACATCCGCACATTGACGAGGTGTGATATGGCAGAGCGAAAGAGAACCAAACGCCAGGCGAAAAAGAAGATGGGTACGATTGACAAGATCCTGCTTATCCTCTTTATCGGCCTGGTGATTTTTATAATCAAAATGATCCAGCTCTTTGAAGCCTACGGCATGGTGCCGGACACTTTGATTACCTGTGTGTTTGCCGCGATTGTGGGAGAAGTCAGCATTACCGGCTGGATTAAAACCACAAAGGAGCGGCACCAGGATAGGAAGTGGCAGCTTGAAGATCAGGAGGCCACACAGAACACAGAAGATACTACTACGGTTTAAGGAGGAAAAGAACCATGGGTTATACCGCAAAGAAATTGATCGAGCTGGCAATCGCCGAGCTGGGCTATTGCGAAAAGGAAACCAATGCGCAGCTCGACAATAAGACGGCCAATGCTGGCGACGGCAACTGGACAAAGTATGCGCGGGATCTGCACACCGCCGGTTACTACCAGGCACCCAAGAATGGGTACGCATGGTGCGATATGTTTGTCGATTGGCTGTTCTTGCAGCTCACCGGCAGCAAGGAAAAGGGCGAATACCTGGAGTGCCAAACTGGCCTTTACGGCGCTGGCTGCGAGTGGTCGTCCGATTGCTACCGCCGTGCGGGCCGTTTCGATAAGAACCCCAAGCCCGGCGATCAGATTTTCTTCGGAAAGACTGATGATGAAGAACATACCGGCATCGTGGAAAAGGTGGAAAACGGAAAGGTTTACACCATTGAGGGCAACGCCTCTAATCAGGTGAAGCGCTGCACATACTCCCTGACCAGCTCCTACATTGTCGGTTATGGACACCCCCGCTTTGATGCGGAGGAAGAAACTGCCCCGGTTGTGCTGACCGGCGAAGTGTCCGGCTACACCAAGGAATCCGTGCAGAAGATGTACGACTACCTGAAAAAGCTGGGTTACTCCGCCGCCGGTATCTACGGTATGCTGGGCAACGCCTATGGCGAAAGCGCCTGCAAGTCTAACAACCTCCAAAACACCGGCAACAATAAGCTGGGCATGACCGACGAGGCATACACCGAGGCGGTGGATTGCGGCAGCTATACCAATTTCGCAAAGGACAGCCACGGCTATGGCCTGTTCCAGTGGACATACCACACCCGCAAGGCGGCCCTGCTGGCGTTTGCCCAGGCTGCGAAAAAGACCATTGCCGACTGGCAGATGCAGCTTGACTTCACAGACAAGGAACTGCGGGAGGGCTACAAGAGCTTGCGCCAGCTCCTCCAGTCCACCACTTCCATCCAGGAAGCAAGCAACGCATTCATGCTCCAGTTTGAGCGCCCCGCCGATCAAAGCGCCGCCGCCCAGGCAAAGCGGGCCGCATACGGCGAGAAGATCAAGGAACTGCTGGAGGGCAAGGCGGAGGAAATGCCGAAGCCTGCTACTCCCACCACCCCCGCGAAGCCTGCGGCGGAGCTGCCCGAAGTTGGCGACATCGTGGACTTTGAGGGTACGACCCATTTCGTCAACTCCAACGCAAAAAAGGGCGTGAAGTGCAAGCCGGGCAAGGCGAGGGTTACTGCCCGGAACCCCGGCGCAGCTCACCCCATTCACCTGATCAAGCAGCCCGGCGGCGGTTCTTCCGTGTATGGCTGGGTAGACTTGGCTGACATCGCAGCTACCGCAGCTCCCCAGGAGATCGGAGAGAACAGCAAGGTTAAGATCAAGGCCGGTGCTGTTTACGGAGGCCTGACCAGCGCAAGAGGCAAGGCGGTTCCCGGCTGGGTGTGCAAGCGCACCCATACCGTCAAGAAAATTCAGGAGAACAAGGGCGTTAAGGAAGCACTGCTGCGGGAAATCAATTCCTGGGTGGCGGTTGATTCCCTGACGGCAATTTAAGGAGGATGCACCATGAATGTTATTAACTTTATCCTGGCAAACTGGGATTTTATTCTGCTGATCGTGGCGGCGGTTGCTGCCATCGTCTTTGCTATCTTCAAGGGCAATAAGTCTGTTGTGATGAAGATGCTGTACGCCATGGTCACGGAGGCAGAAAAGAACATGGGTGGCGGCACCGGCTCTTTGAAGCTGGCAAGTGTCATTGAGGCCATCTATCCCAAGCTGCCCGCCGTTATCAAAATGTTTGTTACCGATGCCATGCTGAAAAAGTGGGTAGAAGATGCTTTAGTACTCGCCAAGGAAGCATGGGAGAAGAACGCCAACATTGCACAGTACATTGCTCCTGTTACAGATCCCACGCAGACCGAATAATAGAATTATGAACACATGAAATCCCCCGGCTTTTGCAGGCTCAGCGCTTGCGAGGCCGGGGGATTTTTTGCGTTTACAGGGGCGACTTGAAAAATTGAACGCGATGGGTTATTATAAAAATGCAAAAGCGACAAAAAGCGACAAGCACAGCAGGGAGAAAACACCATCACGAACTGCACAGATGCCGGAAAGGAGGTTTTATTGTGCAAGCCAAGAAGCGAACCTTTAAGCACCTGACAAAGACGGACAGGCTGCGGATTGAAAAGTGGCAACGCGAGGGCATGAAGCCAAAGGAGATTGCCGACAAACTGCGGGTACACCTTTCCACAGTTTACCGGGAGTTGAAACGCGGAGAATACCAGCGGCTTGACGGTGACACATGGGAAATGGTATCAGCATACAGCCCGGACATTGCGGAGGAGAGATACCAAGCCAACCTCCGGGAGAAAGGCCCGGAGTTGAAGATTGGCAAGGATCACGCCCTTGCAAGCTACATTGAGGACACGATCATAAAACAGGATTGCAGCCCTGCCGCTGTACTGGGTTATGCCATGATGGAGGGCCGCACATTCAAAACCTCTGTTTCAGTGGCGACCATATACAGCTATATTAAAAAGGGCCTATTCCTGCGGATCACCCAAGTAGATTTGCCGCGCCGGGGAAAGCGGAAGAACAGCTATAAGAAAGTGGAGAAGAAAGAACCGGCGAGAGCGCCCGCCGGAGAGAGCATAGAACAGCGGCCCGCAGAGATCAGGAGCCGGGAACAGTTCGGACACTGGGAAATGGACACGGTATACAGCGCAAAGACCAGCAGTAAAAAGGCCCTGCTTGTACTGACTGAGAGAAAAACCCGGTGGGAAATTATCATAATGATTCCTAACCGCAAGGCGGAAACCATCGTTAAGGCGCTGGATGCGCTGGAGCGGAGATACGGAGCTGTCAACTTTAGAAAGATATTCCGCAGCATCACAGTGGACAACGGTTCGGAGTTTGCGATGGCGGACGGCATCGAGCGCTCAGCGATCAATAAGACAATGCCCCGGACAAAGGTTTACTTCTGCCACCCCTATTCCTCCTGGGAGCGGGGCAGCAACGAAAACCAAAACTTAATGATCCGGCGCAAGCATCCAAAGGGTACAGACTTTG